TTATAATATATAATAAAGTTAATACTATAAGAACAAATATAAAGGTAATTATAACTGCCCAGCCTCTCCACTTATTTTTGAAATCTAAATGTTCTTGTAAAGATTTATTTAAGACTTTAGCTTCACTATACTCGTCTTGAGCAGTTGCGCGATCCTCAAACGCATTGTCTCTATTTTCTTCTTCTTCGGGATTCAATGCTTCTTCGCTAGATACATCGTTTAATTTTTTACTTATATCTTCAGACGTATTATCCATTAGAATCAACTCTCAATTTATTCAATTGTCTTCTAGCAAATGGTCTAGTTACATTAAAAACTTTGGAAACTCTTGAAACTAACTTGCCAAATTCTTCATCATCATATTCATTAATAGATTTAGGTAAAGAATTACTAATAAATTCTAATGGTAATAAAAGTTGAGCGGCAAATTCATTTGCTTCTGTTTCTCTCTCATTTGTTGTGTCTTCACTAGAATTATCACGATACAATATATTCACGTCTTCTTTATTTAATTTTTTATTAGGATAATTCCAATGCAAAATAATATGACCAAGTTCATGGGCCATAGTAAATCTTCTACGACCTTCTACATGATTAACATTTACTACAATTTCTGGTTTACCATCATCGTTAACTAGACTATATCCGCTGATACTACTCGGTTCATCAAAAAGACTCATATTACTATATAAAACTTTAATACCGTAATTTTCGATTACTTTTTCTAGATCATTAATTATATCAACAATATTAAATTCTTTATTACTTTCACAAAAATCATTCGTGCGTTTTCTTATTTTTTGAGGAATCATCATAAACACCTCTCTAGAATTATACAAATATAGTTTATCATAAAATAAGAAAAGAGACAGATACCGAAGTACCTGCCTTGTGTAGCATAATGTAGTACGTAACTACATTATAACATATTATTTTATTGAACCCCACAATGTGCCTACACCGTGATGTGGTGGTGCTACACCATTCCACGTTCTAATAGGCAAGTAATAGCGCTTACTCTTCCATGTATATCCTATCCACACATGACCATCTTGCAGCATCACTTCATCGTAATCGCAATAGCCACCTGGTTGGAAGTTATAAGCTACTGGACAACTTCTGAATGGTCCAGTTGTACGTGCGATGATTGGTTGATTACCATTCACAAATCTCGCTTTTTCCTTCATATAATAAGTACCATAGTTATTCTTTTTCCATGCGCCTGCAACAGTCGATTTAGTATTACTAGCCGAGCTAGTAGATTTTTTAACTGTAGCAACTGGCACTTTACCGTCCATGTATGATCTAATCTGCTTGATAAAGTAATCTTTAAGTTGTAGTTGTTTAGCTTTAGGTAATAGACCTTGCGTTACTGGGTCATGACCTGTGTGTAACTTAGCTGAACGGTGTGGACAACTTGTGGATGAAAATTCAACATGTAATCTAACCGTATTACGATTAGCAGGTAATCCCCATTTTTTGAGCATTCTCGCAGATTCTTGGAAAGCAGTTTGTTCGTTAGCTAAAAATACCTTATCGCTAGCGCCAATAGATTGACATATCTCAATGCCATATCCATTTTTATTACCTATCGCATTAGCCGTATGCCAACCAATACGTGATTCTGGTAGCGCTTGCCATACCGTATTGCCACTAATATAACTGTGCGCTATACCCGCCTCCAAACGTGATTCTGGTGCGTTTACTAGTCCGTTATGATAATTTTCAGCAGTTGCATTCATGCTACCAGCATCATTGTGCAACACAATAAATTTAGGCTTATAACCACGATTAGGTAAGCGATACCCTTTCACTTCATCTCTGATGTATTTCAAAGATTTCATCTTACGTTTCTTAGGTGTTGTCTTTTTCTTCGTAACTGTCGGTGATTGAACACTTTTTGTAATATTAGCTTTCTTATAGAATGGGCGAATGAACCACATTGGAAATTCATATCCATGTGTACGGCGTGTAGCAACTTCAGTCTTACTAAGGCCACCACCAACCCAATTCTGTTCGATGACAGTTATTGCGTTTAAAGTTGCAGATATAACAATAGCGACATGACCGTATCCCCCGCCAAATGTTCTAGGGAATACAACCACGTCGCCAGGTTTTGCTAAAAAGCTTTGCGTATTATTGTAAACATGCGCTTCATTTGTAAAGTCGTTTTGGAAAGGAATATCAGCCGCTCCTGTGCCTCTTAATCCATGTCCAAACAGTTTAGCCCAATAGACATTGGCTAAATCAAAACACTGCCCGTAATATATTTTATTTAATGCCTTTCCATGCACTCATTTCTTAATGCACTTGTATAACATTAAATAGTTTCTATAAAAAGAAACCTCATGCTTTCACATGAGACTAGACTATATCATCATTTTCAAAGCATAATAAATAGACGTATGGGCATTCGATTTATAAACCAAACACGCCATACGTCTCAAATGGTAAGGGCTAAGATACCAATCTAAAAACTCAACAAACTATATATATCAGGGGTGGGGAGTTATATATGTTTCAATATACTAACTATCCGCATTTAATATATCATATTCTATCCTTAAACATCAATACCTTAAAAATGTCTTGCGCTGTCCGTCAATTGACGATACTTAGTCGTTGAACGTTCCTACACTGTTACCATGTAGGCTTCGCTGCTGATTGCCATATGCGATAGCACTTAGGTTTCCCAGCAATTCACAAGATTTTATATGGGCTATGCAGTTGTTAACCCATAAGCACCGTCGAAGTCCCAACCCTTACCTTCTAATGATTTAATATATGCGACTGCTTCTTTTTGTGTTAATTTAGCGACCATCTTCTTCACTCTCCTTTAATACTTCATCATCGTGGTAACGACTAGCACCACGTGGTAATTCTTCATCATATTCATATTCTGCAACATCGAAAGCAACTTCGTCACTATCATCAGTAAATGGCTGTGATGTGTCGAATTCTTGAGGAGTCAATTCTTTCCGTTCTGGTGTAATAGCATCATCACTAACCACTTTCTGATATTCAACTGGATCAATATTTTCATCACGTGGCTTTGTGTAAGTCTGTGCAATACCACTATCTTTTAACCTTTTCGTAGTAGGATCTTGTATCACTCCAAATGTGACTAATACAGCTAATAACCCATTGACACCATCGCTAATTTGTTCCAGTTGTTCTGTATAGTTTAACCCTAATGCTTGCGTTATATTGTTAACAAAAAGGAGTATCGCCGAAACGATAGCTACCCAAAATGATTTCTTCTTAAAACGTACTTTCCAATTTATACCTTTCATTTAAGAACCTCCAAATAAAATAAAAAGCCGACACATATGTGCCGACTTATTTAAAGAAGATGTTTCCTACTAAAGAGATAAGTGGGACTAATACAACCCCTGCAAATCCCAACCAGTAACCGATAACTTCTCTATTTCCTTTTGCTTCTGCTTCTACAGTTCCTCGTAGATCTTTAATTTCTTTTTCATGATCTTTTGTTGCGTATTCTAAATCAGTAACTCTAGTGCCTACCGTTGCTAATGATTCACTCATTTTTTCTAAGTGTTTTTCTGACCTAGCTTGTGACTCGAACGATTTTTCTTGTAGCAATGTCTGTCTATCTATTTTATTCAACAAACCATTAAAGTTGTCTGTGTGTTTCTTATCCACTTCGTTTATGCGTTCGTTTATCTTGCCTCTTGATCTTTCCCACTCGTGTCTTAATACGTATTTATTTTCGTCCATAAATACCTAAACCACCTAAAAAGCCGACAAAGCCAAGCCATGCTGTGATAGCGATCAATTGTGCTGGAGTTATCCAATTAAGTGCATTATATACAGCTGCCGACGACATTAAGAAGTGTATGATAGAGCTCCCTAGGCCACCTATTAACATAAAATAATTCGAAACATTATTCACAGATCGTTTGCCGAAAAATAAACTTGAGAGAATTAGACAAGTACCGAAAATAAGCAGTAACAAACCCCATATCCAAATAGACATAACGTCATTTAACGCTTGGTAAAAAGCACTTTCTTCGATTACTCTTTCGGGGCTTATGAACCAGTAGAAGCCTCGTATATCTACAAAAACGCCTAACCCAATTAAAGATAATGTGGCTAGTTTATCGCGTATTGTAAACTGTTCATTCATGTGTTCACCTACTTCCATCTAGATAAAAAACCACAAGCCTAAGCCTGTGGTTCTTCTGGATATTCTTCACCAGTAATTTTTTTGTATTCTTCTTTTGTCAATGCGTCTAACTCCACATAAGTTTTAATATCCTCGTTTGTGTAGCAGTTAATGTCGTAAAAATATTTGATTGAATCGAAACCTGGATACATATTAATTACTTCCTTTCATTTTTGTGATTTCAAGCATCGCTTTAGCTTGTTTCATTTCCATATCTTTTAAACGCTGTTCTTTTGTTGTTAATTCTTTCATTGTTTGCGCTTGGATAATCTCGTTCTGTTTCAAACGCTCTTCTTTTTTTACAAGTTCCAATGATAAAGCAGCTTGTTCTTTTTGAGATTTCATTAGCTGATTAGCTGTTTTAGTCACTTGCATTTGTGCTTTCGCCAACGTTTTTTCACTAGCGTTAGGTTCATACGACGCTTTTTCTTCTTCTTCATCTTTTTCAACAGAACGGTTATATTTCCACTCATCATAACTGATACCTTGCCATTTTCCGTTTTTATAAGAAATTGGCTCGTACAGTTCACTTGGTGGCATTTCTTCGGTATATTTATCTTCATCATAAACAAAACGCTCGATACCTGATTCTTCATCTATTATTGACTGAATAAGTTTAGGTGCGCCGTTTGCTTTGTCAAAAATCTGTTTAAACATTTACTCCCCTCCTTATATAATCCAATTGTCTTGGTAGATAATGTAATCTGTACTATTATAACTATCGCCATTATAAAGATGAAATTCTATATCCCCGCCAGAAATAATAACCTTAGGTGGTGTCTTATATGTGGTTGATACGCCTAATGAATATATCTTATTAGGTACAAATTCAGACGGGATTGTAGCTACTACATTTTTTTCGTTTGCAAGATTTTCGACGCCTAAACGGATATATACTTGTTTAAAATTACCATTATCAATAACTCGATAAGACGGTTCGAAGTCTGGGATTGATGATTTTTTATAGCCATTTTTGATTCTAAGAGGTAGCCAACCAGTGTCGGTTTGGTCGTTACCTACTTTCTTCCACCCAGAGTCTCTATCGCCGTCTGTGTGAATCAATCTGAAATATTTTTCAGAGTTGAAAGTAGAAGTAAGTTCTATTTCTTTGCGTCCTCTTCCTGCCTCCCATACTTTAATTTGTACATAACTGTTATCTAATGGAATTCCTTGTCCTGTTGCATCATCATCTGAAACCGTTTCATATAACCCTGAAGGGAGTTGTGTTACATCTTCTATAGTACCTTTTGAATAATATTTTATAGTCCCGTCATCTTCGGTGAGTTTATATTTCTGCCAATCATCCGTTTCTTCCGTCGTAACCACGTTGTTTTGCTTAATGCTTTCTAAAACTTTATCACTTGCTTCATTAACTTCGTTTATCTTCTCTTGTGTTTCATCATTTAATTTAGTTGAATACTCGTCAACGATTGACTGTATGTCCAATATGGCTTGGTTTGCTTGTTGTTGGACAGATGCATTTGTTGTATTTGCAATGTCTTCTAACTCACTGATTGAGTCGTTCTTAATCTTAGTTATATCTGCTTTACCATCAGCCACCGCGTTTTCCACTTCATCGACAAGTGTTTTGATGTCTCCTATATCGTCTTCCATTTCTTTTGTACGTTGCTTAATTTCCTCGCGTAGTTGGTCAAACATTCTGATGTATTCTACTTTAGTGAATGATGAAACTTTATTAATCAAAGCATCTGCAACTTGGAAAGTAAACTCACCTAACACTGCAGTTTGATTGTTATTTGGATTATCTGTGACGTTATTGGCTGCTACGTAAATTTGACCAGTGACTTGTGTTGATGTACTTGCTTGCAGGAAATCTTTATCTAAGGTGATTTGCGCAATGCCATTCATACCGTCGACCACATTCAATTTATCCACTGTTGATACACTGCCATTGCTGGATTCAAAATAACCATGCACTTCAACATTTTCATTACTGATAAGCAAAGGCCCGTTATCATTATAAATTTGAAATTGCAATGTAGCTGTGTTCTCGTCTAAATTATAAAAGCCAATTCCTAAGTCAGAAATCGGCTTTAAATAAGGTTCATTTTTAGCTTGATACTTTGCTATTTTATTCAATTCCATTAATTAGCACCTTCTAACTTCTCAATTCTGTTTCTTAGCGCTTCGTTTTCCTGTGACAACTGTTGTACCGATTTAACAAGCGGTGCGATAATTTCTGAATATCCTACACTGTAAACATCTTCTCCACCTGTATATTTAGGATTGTCGATGCCTCCAAAATCATAACCTTTATCAGTTAATGCTTCTAAATCTTGAGCGATAAATCCATGATGGTAGCGATTTGAATTGCTGTTGTTATATTTATAATCGACTGGTTTTAATTTATTGATGAAATCTAACCCAAGACGTGTTTCTCTAATGCTGTTTTTATCGCGTCTGTCAGAACGTTGTTGTATTTCTTTGTGTGCGTAAACAGTAGAATCTGATGAACCTAATTGCACTTGGTTATTGCCAAGCGCGTGAGCGTTAGAACCAATACTCGTTGTATTTTTGTAATCCCCAACTGGCCCGGAAGTATATCCTATTGCGGTGTTGTTTTTACCTTTAACAACTTCTCGCAAAGCGTTTGAACCTACACCGACATTTTCTTGACCTTTTGTTAATCCCGGTAAAGATGACGCACCAATACCGATGTTATGATTACCTTCAACAAAACGACCAGCATATGAACCTACCATTACAGAATAACTGGAATTTTTACCATCTTGCATAGCTTGTGTGCCGACTGCTGTATTACGATAACCGTAAGTGTAGGTACTATCTGTATTTTTGTTCTTATCGTCTTTGAAGAAATGCATAGCACCGTATCCGACAGCTGTATTATTGCTGGCGTGTAATGTTTGTTGTAAGTTATTGGCACCAACAGCCACATTATCTTGACCTGTTAAATTGTTAACTGATGCGTATGAACCAAAGGCGGTATTTCTATAACCTAATAAGTTATCACGTAACGAACGGTTACCAACAGAAGTATTCTCATTACCTTTAACTGTATGAGCTTGTGAGTTATAACCAACAGCTACGTTACCAACGCCTTTCATCATATGAACTAAAGCATTACGTCCTACACCTACGTTATTAATGTAGTCGCTATCACTATAACTGTATAAATCAGTGTTAGGGTGGTATTCAGTTCCTAAATATTGCCAAACATCCGACCATCTAGGTAAGAAATAGCTATTTACAAAGTTTTTGTTCCCTTTGTCTTTCCAGAAATCGTGCAATGTTTCAATCGCGTTATTTACTCCGCCCCACTTCAAAGCATTAGCACCGACGGCCGTATTACGTTGCCCGAATTTACCTTGACCTAATGCGTCTGAACCGAAAGCGTCATTAGAATAGCTTTCTACCATGTTAGACATTGCACCTTTACCGAATGCGGTTAATCTTCGACCTTTGGTATTGTCTCTAAACACCGCATATCCGACACCAGTATTAGAATAACTTTCTTTAGTCTGATTACGACCGGCTTGTTGACCGGCTACCCAACTGTAATAACGTTCTTTATTGTTGGTGTTATAATCAACATTAACAGGTTGAGCGGTTTTGTTATCTAACGGGACGATTTCATTTTTAACCTTTAAATCTCCGTAACCGAAGAATAAACCTTCTGGAAACTCACGTGTTAAATAAGTACCCTCAGGTACAAAATAAACTTGCTTAGCTTTGAATTTGCTAAACAAGTCTGTGTTATCTGTCTTGCCATCGCCAATAGCACCAACAGATTTGATATTAATATAATAACTAAATGTCTCCATGATTTTGTCTACTTCTTCATCAATACGTTGATCTAATACCTGTAGATCATATTTGATTCTGTCTGACAATAAAGAGAAGTTTGTTCCGTCAATTGCCGTTCTGGAATCACGCAATTCTTGTATGCCGTCTCCATTATGCCCCAGAACCAAGTTAATAATTAACTTGCGTAAGTAATGTAATTCAACATCTACATTACCTTTTCTGTATTGGATGTTTTTAGCGTTATGGGCATATCTGGCATTATGTTTATGTTTATCAATAACTTCGTCAATATCATGTACTTTTTCAAGCAACCATTTAAAATTGTGAATTGACTTTTCTCTATACTCCTGCCCTAACTCAATAGGTAGGTTAGTGTAATACATTTAATCACCCTTTCTATTCTATCCAAGTGAATTGTTGATATAACCAAATATCTTTTTGTGGCTTATTTTTATCGGTACCTGCTAAATAAACACTAATGCCTCCTGACTTATTGACAGATACTCTGATAGGAGAGCTGTTGCCATCAGTTGTTGCATAAAAGTTTTGGTTTACTGTAATAAAACCAGTTGGCATTTGTGCGATTTGAATGTTATGGGGAACATTCTCGATATTTAAACGTATCGACTTCATATGAATTGTTCCAAACCTTATTTCTCTGATAGCAGTGTCGAAACCGTTCGCGCCACCTTTAGTATTCTTTTTTATACTTGGTAAAAACGGAACATCTACCCAACCTGTATCGCCGACTACAGTGTCTTTAAATTTCATCAACTCATCAATGTTAGAATCAACTTTTTTGGAATTGTTTTGAACATTTCCGATGTCCTTTTGTAGTGACGCAATACTGTTTTCTAAATCGTCTAAATCAATACCTTGCACTGCACTTTTATGTGTCGCTGCATAGTATTTTTCTTGGCCTTCGTCTAAGGCATATTTAATCTCCAAAGACTATCACTCCTCATCTATTAGTACACTGCCGATGGAATCAGAAGCTACTCTAGTAATAACTGGTGTCGGATCTTTAGGCGTGTTGTTATTTAATCTATTCATTCGTTTAATATTGCGTGTAATTTGTTGTTGCATTTTGATAAAGTCACTAGATGAATTAGTAAACTCAATTTCCATGCTTTTATGGACGAATGGATGAGAAACTGACATCTTAATCACTTTTAAATCAGTATTGAAATTGAGTGGTTTGTGAACGAATCTAACTTTGCTATTTTCTTCGTAGTCATTAAAGCCTAAATAGTTAGTCGAAACTTCAACAACAGGTTCATCATTCAATGTCTCTTTAAGTTTGCTTTTAAGCTCTTTTTTATCTGTAATCTTGTCATCAAATAATGTACTTGCTTCTTTGTGTCCAAATTCTTTGTAGTTAGGTGATTTATACTCGGCAAATGTATGATAAATATCGTCGCCCTCTAATTTAGCGGTAAGATTTAAAACTGTTGATTTTTCAGTGCCTACATACATTCTTGGATTAGATTTTTTATAATCAACACCTTTAATACCGCCTTTAAAGATTGCTTTAAATGTATGGTCGCCTTTTTCTAAATTAGATGCTAAAATGATTTTTTCAGTTTCGGAGTTTTTACTGTAGCACTCATAATCATCAATATGTTTGTCGTCTACATATACCGACATCACACCGCCTTTAGACATCTTTTTAAGTGTCCATTCAAGCGTTTCTTTCCCCCACTTACACGTAAACGTTTTACTAAATGAGGCGTTAGTTTCTTCGGTATACCAAGTACCTTCTTTCGTAAACTTACCACTGTAACTAAGTTCTTTAGGTTTGATAGGATTGTAGTTTTTAGTTTCTGCCTTTGTTTTCTTCTTACCGTAGCCTTGAATGTATGTTTTTAGCTCTGTTGTTTTAGTCGTTACATTGATTTCATCGTTGTTGTACTTATAGATGATAGGATTATCAGATTGCTTGTAATAACTTGCTTCATCATAGATGTATATTGTTTTGTTATCAGCAAAGTAAATATAATCAAACATATCTACACCATCTATTAGGTACTCAAGTCCGTTTTTACCACCTAATTCATTAATAGGAATACGTTTGTTGAAGTCTCCAATGATTCTGAAGTCAAAACCGATTTTATTATCTGCAAAACCGTATTTTAGATATTCATATAAAGAATAAGTAGGTATCTCTTTTCCATTATCATCTGTATCTTCACTTGGTGTTTCTGAACTTGGACCTTCAGTAGCATCGTCTTTACTAATGTTTTGTGCGTTACTTTCTAACCACGGAATAGGGTCGAATGCTACACCGTTTTGTCTCATTTCGTAATGCAAATGAGGTCCTGTACTCTGACCCGTGTTACCAGATTCACCTAAATAGTCACCGGGAACGACATTTTTAGTGCCAGTCCATGCGAGTTTACTCATGTGTCCATAAATAACTTCTAAACCTTTTCCGTTGTTAATCCATACGTGATCACCAAAGCCATTACCGTTATTAGGTATCGCCGTCGCTTTACCTGTCACAGTAGAATACAAAGGCTCATAAACATAGTTAAGGTCAACACCAAAGTGTTTACCACCAAAAGGATAGTAAGGATTAGAACCTGTTGGGTCAAACGGATAATTGACGCCTTTAGATAAATCAATCCAACTGCCGTCAAACTCTACAGAGCCACCACCGTTAGCAGTATATTTATTTAAATATTCTTTGGCGTAATCAACGCGTCGTTGTTCCATTACAGGTGTATCTGCACTACGCTCGAAAAAGCGATGAAAATTTAGAGCCGCTTCAGTAACGTTTTTAGATGACTTTAATTTCTTATAAGCGTTACTTTCCGTTGTCTGTAATTCTTTCCAAGCAAAATCAAATTGTAATTGTGCATCTGTCCATGATTTTCTATGTTGGTCTGCGTATTGGTATAAATTGAATTTACGGTCATCCCATTGGAATAGCCCTTTACCACCTAAATTACGATTACCAACAACTTGTTCTGCCGCAGGGTTCATAGCAGATTCTGCTTCAGCATTACCTAACATACCTGCAACTTGGTAAGGTGTTAATCCTTTTTTAATAAAGTAATTCCAAAGTTGGTCAGAAACACTATTACCTTTGACGGTAAGACCTCCACCTGTTGTTGATTTGTTTTTATTCTCAAGTGTTTTCGAAGATTCGTCACTTGTATCTATATCTTCATCTGTGAGTTTTTTAGGCACGTAATGATCTTGAAATTCCATAAAAACATGTTTAGCTTCTACTTCGTTGATGATATTTGCGCCGTTATAGTGAATAGATGTCGATTTGATAACATATTCTTGACCTTTCCACTCTAATATAGCTTCATTCAGTAAATTATCGAATATATCTTCATTTATCGTCGTTTTATACGCGGTAAGTGAAATAGAACGTTCATTATTACGCTCATACTCATATTTAAAAGAATCATAGTCATAATCAACTAGAGTTTCGGCAAATGTACCCTTTTTATTTTTTAAAACTAAGTCTTTCAATATGTCCACCTACCTATAAATAAAGTTGAATATCCATTCGGTTTGTACTTTTCTTAAATGTTCTCCAGTAATCACGATTTGGTTATATCCAGGCGCTAATGTTATCCATTCGTAGTTTGTGTACTTGCCCACACGTTGTTTTCTGTCTAAAAACGGATGCACGCCATTAATCACTAGCTCATTAGCATAATTTAAAGGTTCTTTGTACTCAAAAACGTCACCTGTCGTCTTATTCGTTATCTTTAATCCTTTAGGTGCCGTAGCATGTATGATGAGTTTGAAGTTATGACGCATGATTGGATTAACTGTGTCGCTTGAACCATTGAAGATTCTAAAAGCAGTATGATCGTGTGCATAATGGACGTCAGACGTTGCTAACGTACCTGATTCGAATTGCCAACGCCCGTTATCTAAACTAAATTTACTTGTGTCATCAAGTGATTCTGAATAGCCTTTATATACAACAAAATCTACTTTGAAAGTTGCAAACGAATTCGTTAAATCTTCATTTTCATTGCTCTCACAATAAACGGCGTATTTCTTACCTGGCATATCCGAATGCCAAACATAAAATGGTTCACGTCTAAACAACAACGCTCTTAATCTTTGTTTTAAAAGCCGTAAATCTTTCTTATCTTCGCCTTTAAAAGAAAAGTTTAATATCAAATGAAAAGGACCGAACGTTGTCGGTCCTAGTAGCACTCCGTCAGTGCCTTTGATTTCTAATGTGTTTGTCTGTACTTCTACACCTTCTTCTATGAAGTCTAAAAACTTTAAATTAGGTATATCAGTTAGAGTTTCGTTTAAATTCTCGTTAAATAACTTGACTTCTTTATCCAATTTTAGAAAGCACCTCCTAGGTTATACGCCATCATTTCAGCACGTTTACCTTGTGCTTTACTTATATCTTGCTCGCTCACGCCTGTAGGTTTCTGCTCTAAACGTTGGTTACTAGCTACAAGTTGTGTCAGTAGTTCAACTTGCCTTTGTGTAGCTTCTAACTGCCTAGCCATAACATTCATCATTTCGTTGTCGTTATTGTTACTAGTAGAAGGTGTGCGCATTTGATTAGGGCGTTTATTTTTCTTGTTGCCCTCTATTCTTTGTGATGCGATAGCGAGCAATTTCATAGCGTCAGATTGTCTACTTGGGTCTGTAGGTATTAAAAACTCTGGATGACCATCTTCAGCTAAATTATATAAACCAGATGAATTGATTAATCCACCAGTGGCATATCCATGTCCCTTACCGACAACGCTTAACATGCCACCCTTACCATATCTAGCTTTAGCGTATCTCATACCAGCGATAAGGTTATCCAAACCATTCCATATGTTTCCGTGACCTTTAGCTTTATAAGCGTTAAAAGTACCAGGCTTGACTTGTACAAGACCTTTTGCTCGACCATCAGCTAATCCATCAGTGCCACCTAAAGCTTTAGGATTGCCACCTGATTCTGTTTGGATTTGTTTAGCCCAAGCATTAACGTAAGCTTTAGAAGTAGGTAATCCAGCTATTTTAAGCGCTTTTTTAATATCGCCATTCCATTTACCTGACTTACCACCGCCGCCATCATTAGCTTTTAACCATTTCAATGGGTCAATCGGCTTTCCATTTTTCTGAACTTCAAAGTGTAAGTGAGGACCAGAAGAGCGACCAGAGTTACCAGATACACCTAAATAGTCGCCTGGTTTTACATTTTTACTCCCACTGAATGCGTGTTTGCTCATGTGACCGTAGATAACTTTCGTGTTGCCTTTAACAATATCAACCATGTTACCGAAACCGCCGTTCCAACCTTTACGAGCTGTGGCTTTACCAGCTAGAACCGAATATAGTTTGTCATAAACATAGTTGATGTCTACACCCATATGAGGACCTGCAAAAGGATAACCTGGCGCTCTGCCGTTAGGGCTGAATGGGAAGTTAATACCTTTAGAAAGGTCTATATATCCCCCATCACCTTCTGCAGCATCTGCCATCCATGATGTAAATGTGTCTATAGCAGCCTTTTTAAGTTTTCCGAACATACCTTTCATCATGCTATAAGGTAGCTCTGCTGCTTTTTTAATACCAAAACCATCAAGGTTTAATCCGACACCTTCAAGGACTTTGTCGAGTAATTTTCCTGGTTTTTCAATCCAGTCCATTACATCGCCAATTTTATCTTCCATCCATTTTTTACCTTTAGCAGCCATTTCAAGCGATTTATTAACAACAGCTTTACCGCCTTCTACAACTTTCCCTGTCGCTGCCTTTGTTCCAGCTTTTGTACCTTCCCAAACATCACCAAAGATGTTATCGCCTTTCTTTTTCTTCTTAGGTTTTTTATTAGATAAAGTACCACTAGCAAACTTAGGCAATGTACCATTAGCAAACGCTGGACTATTGCTTAACATTGAATGAGTTTGAGCACCATTCATAACTGATGAGCCTTTAGGTAAAAATGCTGTTGTATCTCTGTTAGGTGTGAGCGCCATTTTACCGTTAGGATATTTAATAGCTTCATGTCTGAAGCCACCAGGTCCATTTCCGCGTCCTTTATCTCCTACAGTGGCGAATGTATCACGGTTTACTTTACCATTTGTTACTATATTTTGTGTATGAGTGGACTCTGTACCAGTGTGTAATTCAACTTTAGGTAAGTCTTTCATACCGAGTTTTTTACCAACCCAGTTTACACCTTTGATTAATCCGTTTAATCCTTTTTCTACTCCACTGATCATGCCTTTGAAGAAACCTTTGATTTTTCCTGTAACTGATTTGATGACGTTACCCATTTTGTCCATGACACCAGTTACTTTATTTTTCATTGCGGTAACTAGGCTGATCGTGCCGCTTTTAATACCTTTCCATTTCTTACTCATGAAACTGCCGACGGAATTCATCGTTTTGTGTGTTCCTTTAGACAAAGAACCCCAAGCGCCTTTGACACCAGACCACGTGCCTTTAGCTTTTTTTACTGTGTTAGATTTGATGCTCGACCACTTAGAACTCATGAAACTACCTACTGCCTTGAATGTTTTCGTAGTGCCTTTTTTAAGGTTGTTCCATGCATTTTTAACGCCGGACCATAAAGCTTTAGCTCGTTTTACGACGCTATTTTTAATGTTGGTCCATACTTTCAGCGCAAAGTTTTTAACCGCATTGAATATCGCAGTTGCACCTTTTTTAAGCGCGTTGAATGCAGCTTTAACTCCATTCCAAAGTCCTTTAGCTCGTTTTATAACACCGTTTTTAATAGCATTCCAAACTTTAATAGAGAAATTCTTAACAGCGTTAAATATAGTGGTTACGGTATTTTTTATTCCTTTGAATATATTAACAATGCCATTTCTTAACCCTCTGACAATGTTGAGTATACCGTTTTTAATAGCATTCCAAACTTTGATAGAGAAAGATTTGATAGCATTGAATACAGCCAATACAATTCTTTTCACTAAATTAAAATTGGCTCTGACTTGCGCTACATAGGCTTTAATTATTGCGATTACGCCATTTTTAAGTAACGCCCATATTTTAATAGCTGCAGCTTTCATTCCGTTCCATAAAGCAGATAATACGTTTTTTAATGCTTGTATAGGATGTTGAACAGCAAATTTAATGGCATTCCATATTGTCACAGCACTTGTTTTAATGCCATTCCATATAGCAATTGCGGAATTTTTAATGGCGTTCCAAATATTAATGATGTAAGGTTTGATAAATCCGAAAACAGATATTGCAGCGTTTTTAATTGCATTCCATGCAGTTATTACAGCATTTCTGAATGTGCTATTTGTTTTCCAAAGGTAAATGATAACACCTACTAGCGCAGTGATCACAGTGATAACAATTCCTATTGGTCCGGTCATAAATTTAATCGCTAGACCTAACCCTTTTGTGGCTAATGCCGCTGCTTTAGTTACACCAGTCCAAACAGTCATAGCCGCCGCTGCAATTTTAGATTTAATTGACTGTATTGTTTGAGAAGTAGATAATGCGGCCATCGCATACCTATATCCATTCGCTATACCGCGAGCGGTAGCAGTAACACCATTCCATACAGCTTGCGATGCAGCCGATATCTTAGCTGCAGCATTATGTTTAATAAAGAATTTTATTAAACCAGATATTCCACTAAACATACCACCAATAGTACTAGCCATCTTGCCGAATATAGTTAAAACTGGTCCCATCGTTACTAATGTGATGCCTAGCCATTTAACAATGCCGCCTAACGTTTTTTGAGTGGATCCATCTAAACTTTGCCACCATTTTATGATTGACTGTATACCACCAGCTATTTTAGAAAAGGCGTTGCCTAATTGCTCGCCAGTATCTTTAGCCCATTTTTGAGCCGAGGGTGATTGGAGTAATTTCTCAAATTCTCTCAAACCGTCTTTAGACTGTTCGAACACACCGCTTAATAGGTTTTCACCTAATATACCTATATAAGCTTTTGTGTTTTGAACCATACCTTTCCACGATTTAGCATACGATTTGGCCATGCCACCAGCAAAGTCATCCATAACAGTCATGAAATCTTCAGATGTTACTTTACCTTCTGTAACCATTTTTCTGAATTCTTCTTGTGATACACCTAAGTGTTTAGACATAGCCATTGCAAATCCTGGCATACCTTCTTCAATCATATTCAACTCTTCTGTCATGAGTTTCCCTTGACCTTGAACACGGTTGAAAATCATTGCCATATCTCCAACTGGTCTGTTAGCACCAACTGCAGCATCACCGACTAATTTGATATAATGTTGTAAGTCTTTGCCTTCTTTTACACCTGCTGCCAATGCACCAGCTGCGATGTCAGTACCTTCTGCCATTGTAGTCATGCCGCCTTCGATAGCTTTCGCTACTTGGTCGGTAATCGAACCAACTTCTTTAGTTGAATAACCTAGTCCTTCGAGTTTAGCTTTAGCGCTATCTAAGCCGACAAGTCTATCAAAACCTAGTTTAGCTGTAATACCAGCCATAGCAGTTCCAGCAGCTAATGCTGGTTTAGTAATTTTACTTGACAGTGAACTGCCTACATCTTGTGCTTTTTGCCCTACACCTTGCATGCTACTTCCTATTTTTTTAAACGAATTGCTTAGCCGACCAGCCATAGAAAAGTTTTCTTTATAATACTTATTTAAACGACCATATTCGTCTTTCATAGCATTTATAGCGTTAGCTTGTTTGTTATACTCTGTTTGCAATCTAACAGCTTTAGCACTGTTTGCGCCTTGTGATTGTGCTACTTCTTTATATTGCTTTTCTAGTTCATCTAAATTTGATGTACCAACTTTAATAGCTCTGTCGAGATCATTCATTCTTTCTTTATAAGAAGACGCACTCTTTTCACCATATTTAAAGTTATTGCTAGATAATTTCAAACTAGAGTTCAAAGCCCTAAACTCACGCTTAATGGCAGCTAGCGTTTTACTAACTCCCATGTCACGCATGGAAAGGTCAATCTGCAACCCTTTTATTCTTTCTGCCATCACTCCACCTCCTTGCTTGTAAGATGTATTACATAAATGCGTCGATCATACTGTTAGTCTTCTTGACGTTTTTCTGATTGCTTTCGTCAACTAACTCCATGAAGAAAGCAAAAGGCATGTCTAAAATATCGTTAATATCCTTCCCACCTTCTTTCATCATTTGCAGCATGAGTTTCTTCATGTTTTCTTTATGTTCCTTGTATGAAATGGATTTTAGATGATTCGCGCTAGTTCCTTTTTTCTTTCTTCGTCCATTTGTCCCTGTGCGATAAATTCGATTTGACCTTGTAATTCTTCTACTGCATCGGGTGCATGTAATCTGTCTAGTAAGTCATCTTTAGTGAATTGGTTGTTGTAGATGTCTACGACCATATCTAACATTTGGTCAATGTTTTCTTGTGCGGAAGTATTTTCATCTGATGCGCCATCCATTAAATCCGCAGCATCATAGATTTTACGGAATGGAATTTGAGTTGGAGTAATGAATGTATCGTATTTTGCATTGCCTTCTGAATCTGTTACTGCGTTACCTTTTTTGTCTACTTGTACTAATTTAATAAAATTACGTTTAGCCATTTATAATTTCTCCTTTAATTTTGGTTTTTATTTGCAAATAAAAAGAGGGCATATAGCCCTCAAGTAGAATTATTCTTGTGATTCGTCTGAATCATTTTGTGGTTGATTAACCGTTACTTTAGTTGTTGCTTTTTTATTACCATCTTCAGTAGTGACAGTAATGTTAGCTTGTCCAGGTGCTACGCCAGTAACGTGTCCATTTTGATTTACGGTTGCTACATCTTCGTTTGATGAAGCTAAACTAATAGATTTATTTGTAGCCGTAGACGGCGTTACTGTTGCTTTTAATACACCTTCTTCGCCAACATTAAGTGACATTGTTGTCGGTTCGACTGTCACGCCACTTACTGCGATAGGTTTCGTTTTAAAACCAGGAACTTTCACTTTTTCAGACTCGCCGTTTTCATTTTTACGAGTGACTGTATATGTTCCTGCTTTATAACTTGTATTGGCATTTAAGCCATCGATAGTGACTATTGCTTGTCCGTCTGTGTACTCTGCACTTTTGACAAGCTCATCACCTTTATACACATTAAGTGTTTCTGCCATTCGTACTCACCTCGTTTCATTTTGCCCCTATTCTGCTGAAATAGTCGCAGATGAATCATCTGTTTCTACTTCAACATTTTGGGGATTGTTAGGGCGTTTCTGTTTCTTCTGCATTATCGTCAGAAGTATTTTCTGAATCATCTTCTGCTTTACCATCAAAGATTGCAGACCAAATAGCATCCTTCATAACAGATGTGCCTTTAGCATCGTGACCTAATAACATAGCTTTTTCTTCTTCAAAGCCTTTAACTGGTGCTTGCATAAATTCTGCAGTAGTAGAGTCAGAACTGAATTCTACACCATCTTCTTTTGTATTACCTTCTAATTCAGGGAATGTGAATAATCCTTTAGGTAGTCCAACGTATTCACGTGAACCATCTTCCATAGTTTTAGCGAACATAACAGCTACATATGGAGGCGTATCGTTACCAACTGATACAATGCCATCTTCTGATTTTTCTAAGCCAAATAACGCCACTCTGTCCTCTAATGGTAGTTTGTGGAAACCAGCTTCTACTTCGATTGTTCCGTTAGCCACTGCCATTTCTGCTACTTGGTTATCACCGTATGCTTTTTCAATGTCTTGGTCCTTAGATACTGAAATTTCTTGCAAATATTTAATACGTTCTGGGTCTGTGACAGCTTGTACATCTTCGCCATGTACTTTGTAATAAAACTCTGTTAATCCTGTAAATGAACGGTAGCTTTTCTCTGCCATATTAAAACACTCCTATAAATTAAAATATTGTTTACCTTCAAACCGTTTAGCTTGTCGGTAGATATTGAATTCCTTGATATATTCGGGTTTCATGGAAGATGCTTCACCAAATCCCAATACTTCCCACATCATTCTTTGCAATAAAAAAACGAGCCTATCTGATAGAACTCGACCGTTTACGCCTTGCTTTTGTTTTACAAATACATCTATTTGATAAAAGTATTCGTAGGTGAGATTATCATTGTCGCCGAAATCAGAAGGTTTAGGTGTGTCTAATGGATCTATAACAATCACTGCATCTTTGATTTCTTGTGCGTTGGGATAATCGAAGAACTTTATATTGTTCTTAGGAACATACTCCATAATTTCTTTGTTATCTATAATCGCTTGGTATATCTTCATTGTGATGTCGTCCAATAAGTTACACCCTCCTTTTCACTTCGTCTTTAAGAATATCGAAATACTTACCTTCGTTATTCCTAATTGTATTTTCAATAACACCTTTGCCTCGTGTATTGACCCATTTACCTGCACGGTCATAGTGTCCGTATTCATTAAGATGGATAATACGGTATCTTTCAGTAGCGCCTTGCCAATTTATTTTTGCATTTGTAAAACCTACATCGTTATTCGGGCCATATAAATTAGTTTCATAAACTGATAAACCTGTATCAGAAAAAGAGGACATTTCAGACTTTAGTCTCTTAACCATGAAGTCCCCACCTTTTTTTACAGCTTTTTTTCTAGTGTTTATTTGTGCCGATGTTCCGTAAAGTTTATCTAGTTCCCTTAAAACATCATTCATGCCATTAACTTTTAAACTCATTGCTCTTCACCTACAACTTTGACGTAACCTTTTGTTTTCGCAGGCGACACATTTTTGATATTAAAAAACAACCCTGCATACATACCGTTATGAACTTCAAATATTTGGTTCACAGTCGGTACAAATTGAGGTTGTGCATCTCTAATATTTAATGTGACGGAGCGTTTACTCACTTCTAAATTGTTGAGTTGTACGTCTTTTTGTGTTGGCTCATACATATCTGCAAAGCAACTGTAGACGTTTTGCAACTCGCCCATGCCCGCTTCTGGTCCCTCATCTAAATCTGTGTAGAAACTAATACGATAATCTAAACTATTCAGATTCAAGTAATCGTCTCCGTTTCCATTTAACTAAATCTGTTCTTAACGTTTGAATAAGTGACATAGATGAGGCGGGTACGTCATATGATTGTTCATTACTCGTGATTGAACGATTATCGTTGTGTTGCGCGACAATATTTAACACTGCTAAATTAAATAACGCATTATCTTCGAAAAATGCTTGGTCTTCATCTGCTAACGATACGGCAGCCTTAACTTCATTGATCGCACTGGGTACATAGACGTTCATGATTAAGTCATCATCGAAGTCATGGTCTACACGTATCGCTTTCTTAACAGAATCTTTGTCGTTAATATCAAACAACTAATCACCCCTATTCTGCCGTAATAGATACAGACTTAGCGTTTGCATTAACTACGACATTTTGGGGCGTGTTAGGGCGTTTCAGTAGCCGCATCGTCTTCGAATGTTACGAAATAGCCTGCGTTAGCGTCGGCTTGTTTAACGTCGAAACGGAATGCGCCCATAAGGTATTTACCGTAAATGTCGTTGTCAATCCATTGAACTGAAATGTCTGTGCGGTCTGCGAATAATACGGCACGTTCTAAGTCACCAACAAAGGCAACTGCATCGCCGTTTTTACCTAATAAGTCATCACGTACTACTGTTACGTTCATACCTAATACAGTGTTGCCAGCAGTGTTGATAATGCTGTCTTGTAGTAAGTAACGTCCATTGCCATCTTTAAGTGTGTCTAGTTTTTGATAGAAGCTTTGAGTACAAACAATACGACGGTTGTATCCAGGATCTAATTGAACGTTAGTGATTGCTTTTAAGTCATCAACATCAGAAACAGTAGTAGGGTTGAATTGTTTTAATACGTCACCAATTTTTTCGTTGAGTGTATTCACTTTTTGTTCTTGGATGTTATCTTGAACGATTTGAGTTAAGTTAGCGATTGAATCGTCAAGCGCTTCTTGAGAAATCGGAATAGCACCACGATAAGTCGCTACTTCCCACGCAACCGTTTCGAACTTAGGCTTTGCAAGTTCAGGGTTCTTTTCGAGTTCTTCAACAGTGTGGAATTTATCATCTGCACGTTTTAAGATTGGATATTTACCACTTGCAGTTGAAACAGATGTTTTAGTAACAAGTTCAGATAAATCTTGTACTGTTTTAACTTCCTTTTCTGGAATGTACTTGATTTCTTCTGGAATCGTTACACCAACGTCATCTGATTTAACGTTGTCACGTTTAGCTCCTTTTGATTTCATGTACTCTTCAAAACCTTGAATTTTAAGATCTTGTTCTGGGTTCTTTTGTAATTTTGCCATGCGTTTTCCTCCTTGTTTTTGTTTCTTTTTCTTCTCTTCTTCAAGCTCTTCTTCAGTCGGTTCTTCAACCTTTTCGATTGATTTGTCTTCATCAGATTCGCTTTCAGAAGCATCGTCAGAGTCTTTTTCTTCATCCTCTTTGACTTCTTTCGGTTGCTCCTGTTCAGGCGCATCCTTTACGTCTGATTCAGATTCAGTTGTGTCTTCAGATGTTGGTTTTTCTGGTTTATCTTCGGCCACGTCTGATTCCTCCTCATCTTGATTTGGTGCGATCTCATCGATTTCTTTAGAAAGAGACTCTAGTTCTTCCAAAGACTTTTTCTGTTCATCGATGTCTGCTTTGAGCTTGCGCGCAGTTTCTAAATCGCCTTTATTAACTGCGTCTTGTGCTTGGTTAATTAAGTCTTGAAGTTCTTTCTTCAAGTCGTTAAAGCCAGCCATTTAATCACTCCTTTTCTAAAATTAGGTATAAAAAATAGCCTTACGTGTCTAAACGAAGGCTGTCTAACTGTAATGAGATTTTCAGACTTTCCAATTCTTTAAAACGTTCTAAAGATTTGGTACGTTGACCAACTTCAACGGATGTATCTTTGTAAGCAGGGATAGTCACAATACTCACTTCAATGAGTTGGTCGATTTGATGAATGGTTTGCACGTATTCGCCGTCTTCATTCGACCACGTTCGTGCCGATTCATCATTAGGCAGTGTGTAGAAGAAACTGCACTGATTAACGTTACCTGCTTTAATGTTTTCGTAAATGTCACGGGCGTAACTTGTATTAGGCAAGTGACACTTAAAGTAAAGCCCTTTCTCATCTACTGTAAGCTCTAATGTCTCTGCTTGTGTACGACCGATGACGTAGTTGAAGTCGTGATTAATTAAACATTTCACATCGCTCACATCCACGCCATCTAACGCATCAGGCGAAACAATTTCTTTAAAACCACCTAAATCATCACTCATTGAGTTAAATAATATGGCATATCCCTCAATGACCATGTCTTGTTGTCCAGTGTCAACGTTACTGTTAGTCATTCTCATCACCCCCTTTAAGGGCGTCTATATCGCTATTTTGTTTGTTGATTTTAGCTTGTTGATAATCTTTAAGCGCAGACAATGGCGCACGGTTAAGGTCGACAAGTGGTTCGTCACCGTTATCGATCGGTTGGTAACCAAATGTGCTACGTGCTTCATCTGTTGAGATAATCCCTTTACTGTGCAATTCAGATATACGATTGAGTTGCAATTCTGGATCAATATCAATTAAGCGTGATGAATCGAATTCTAATTCATAATCACTACCAATTGTTTTGAATATCTTCGTCTCAAGCTCAGCAATCATCATCTTAAAGATTGGATCTAATGTACTTTGTAGATACTCTAAATTGGCTTGTGTGATTGATGTATTAACCGTTTCGATACCGAGTTTAGAAACAGGTAGACCGAACGCTTTAGCAACTTGTGATGTACTGAATTTGTAACTATTTAAGAAGTTCAAGACTTCTGTTGGAATTTGGAGTCGTGAAAATTCCATCGTGTCATCTAAAGCAACTAAACCACCATTATTTGCTAATTGACTTTCAGAAAAGTTCTTTTTAAGCTCTTTCAACTGTTCGGCGTTAATCTGACCTTTTTTATACTTGAGTACCGATGTCGATGTTCCACCATTATCAAAGAAATTACGTAAGAACGATTTACTTCCTTGCGATATACCAATCTCGTGCATGAGCGCATACAACGGACTGTAGCCTGTATATCCGTCTAACGTGATGTATCTGAAGTGTAGTATATCGTCGCCCGTTTTACGCTCTGTGTTGCCGTGAGCGTCTTCTGAGACGTTATACATCACTTCCCCGTTCACTTCTTCCAATCCTACCAAATCATTATGTAGGAAGTAGAAACTTGTAGGGAAACCATTTTTATCACGTACAATTTCAACAAACGACTGACCGTTCAAAAGCATATTAGCGATGATAATGAACTTAAAGTGCCAACCAGGCAACTGACCGTCTGGATTATCATTAAACAATTTAAGAATATCATCCATAACAACGTTCGATTCATGACCTTTAACTTTTAAACGTGTACTTGCAATATCAGCAGAGATGATACGTGTTGCCGTAAATACGTCACTGTTACGCAATGCATTAATACCTGTAAAACTTGCGTGCATCCCATGTTCTTGCCAATACAAGATACGTTCTAGGTCACGGTTCATTCGTTGTTCTTTTGTGTTAAAGCCTAAATCAAGTAATGGCATTATTTATCCCTCCTTTCCGCCGAAGAGTCATCGGTATAGAGTTGATTAAGTAAATAAGCGACACCCACCAATACGACACCGATAAAGATGAAAGCAACGGGCTTCCAGAAGATAAATAAGCCATAAAAAATACTCGCAATCCCTAATATAAATACGATAGCGAGCAACAAGGCGTATAGTATTTTGTTCACTTTATACACCTCCTTAAATAAACAGTGGCATGTTAACATCTGCATTCCATTCGTGTTCACACGCTTCTACATAAGCAAAAATTGTACTCATTAATGGATCTATCTTCTCACGATTCATTCGTTTTTCTATCATGATTGAGTCGTTTGTATCTTTAGCGACCGCATTCTTAATTGCTATATCTAGCAATGGATTGTAAGCATGTTTAATATCGCCATTGATTACGTTAAGTCTAAAGCTCATGTTTGGATTAGATAGTGTTTGCGGTCCTTGTCTTATTTCAATTAAGTCATAATATAAGTGCCATTCCCTACGTTCTATTTCTGCTAGAACACCATGTATAGCATAAGGGTCGTAACAGATTGCTTGTACTTCTAAATTGTGGCTTTGAACATAGTCATCAATGTAATCAAGCACTTGATCTGTGTTAATAATACCGCTTGATAAGTCTGTAATCGTGCAAAAGCCGTCATTAGCAAGTTGGCGATAATCGATATAGTCGCGCTCTATCTTCGCTTGTAAACCGCCTTTAGTACCAACGAATGAATGACTATCCACGTAGTATTGTTGGTTCTCTTCGTCCATATGGATGAATGATACGGCAGTTAAGTCATCGGCTCGTGATAAGTCAAGACCGATATAAACTTTAGTACCGTTAATATCAAAGTCAGTTTCATTCTTTTTCCAGTCGTTAAAGTCAAGGTAAGACTCTTCTGATGCTTGCAACCAGTAGTTAAAGTTCTTAACTAAGATTTTAAACATCGAGCTTTTCTCTGTACCTTCCTTAACACGTTTTTCAAGAAATGATTCAATCTGTTCACGTAAGTCATCCGACTCGTTTATTAACGGATTAGACTTCGCCCACATCTTTTTATCTTGCCATTCCTCTTCTGAATCTTGTTCAAAGATAATCGCTAGATACTCGTCGTCTCTATACTCTTCATGTAAGATTTTACGAGCGTACGGCAACTCATCGACATACATAGGCGCATTTAAGTTAAAACCTGCTGTTGAAATGATAAAGATAAGTGATTGAAGTAAGTTCCCTTGTCCAGATTCGATAAGCTCTAACATCTCATCGGTCTTTGCAGCATGATACTCATCAATAACAGCCATGAATGGTTCGAAACCGTCAACGCCGCCAGTATCACGAGATAATGGCATGATGTAAGACCCGTCTTTTAAGTTATTGATTTGTTCACGAACTTTCTTCACATCTTTCTTAACTTCGGGTACTCGTGTGGTAAATGACTGCAATTGTTTAGATACCATGTTAAACACGATGCTCGCTTGTTTCTTGTCATTCGCCGCACAATACATCTGACGCCCTTCTGTAGGCTCGTTATCGAATAGAAAGGCGTATAGCACTAAACCTGCAACCATAAGCGATTTACCCTGTTTACGTGCCATTGAGATGTAAGCCTTTCTAAAGCGCAAGTAATCATTTTCATTAAACCAACCACGCACCATAGAAATGATGAATTTCTGGAACAGCCCAAGTTTATGAACTTTACCTTTGGTGTCGGGTAATATCTCGATAAACTTAATTACTTTGTTGGCTCTCTTAGGCTTATAGACGTACGGGAAGGTCTCATCTGATGTAATCCTTTGAATGTCTTTTAAATGGCGTATACAGGCGTTCACAGTGTCCTTACAAGCGACGTATGTGCCAGATAAAACCATGACGCAGTATTTATAAGCATCATCTTTATATTTTTCTGGTATATCAAGCAGTTGTTCATACATATCAGGTATTTTTACGCTAGTCATCGGCATCAACTCCGAACTGGTCGTATACCGATTGTTTTTGTTCACTCTCTGACGGTACGACTAGACGCATACGACTATCAATCGTTAAACCTAGTTTGTTACAAACCGATTTAAGCTCTTTATGGCAATCCATATAAACCATATATGGACCTGAACGCACATTACGGTCAGGGTCGTAAGTACCTACTTCTTGCATTTGTTCATATGCTTTAGTTTGAATGCCTACAAGTTGGCAGTAGTTCTTAACTAGGGTTAAATCTAGGTTAGAAATCGGTAGTTGTTCAAGTAAAGGTACGATTCTTAACCACTCTTGCTGTCCGATGTCGTCTAAATCGTCGGGGATATCGGCTAATTCGATTGGATCATACGCATTTAAGCTATTTTCACGTTTAGCCGCTTCTTCTAATTCTGCTTTAGTACGATGCCCTTTCTTCGCAATGTTAAATTTGCTTGGTCTGCCCATTATAATCACCTCCATTACGTTTTTGGGATAAAATTTATTGGGAATTCGGTCGTAAAAAAGGCGGGCTCGTTAAAATCGTGTAAAAAGTAACCACCCGGTTTTTCTTCGCCCCGCAAAAAATATTTTCCAAAAATAAATTCTTAAAAAATTATTTGCTGTGAATTTTATTGTGGCAGCTAAAACACACCACCTCCAAATTATCCATATCCAGTCTTTTCGACCAATCCCGTTTCAATTCAACCTTATGGTGAACAATTAAATCTTTGTCATTTACAACACCATCAGCCAAGCACTGTTGACACAAGTAGTTATCACGTAATAACACTTGTTTACGTAGCTTACGCCACTGTGTGCTTTGGTAGAACGCTGTATAATCCCTGTTGTGCCTGTTGTACCTAACCTCTTGGTTATACCTTTTGGTATTGGCTTTCCTATACTCTTCCAACTCGCTTTGCTTATACTTTCTGTTTCCTAATCTTACTTTAGTTTCGAATTTCATTTTCAGTTTCAACTTCTTTCAAATCGAAAACAATTCAAACAATAAAATTAAAAAGATAAAAACAAAAAGACAAAACGAAATTCTAAAATAGAAAATCATTTTGTCTTTTCACATTTGCAAATCAATCATAAAACTTTATTTACTTTTATCATTTGAATTCTTCTAATCAAATCTTCTAATTAATTCTTAACTTGATAATCTCTTTTGAAATAACAAACAACTTCTAAATCAAACTGAACAATCAATCTGAAATAGAAGTTGTCATTAATACAGAAAGGAAATCATAGAATGAATCACTCAATACGAAACGATAATGTTGTCACATTCAGAGACGTTAACTTATCGATCGTAAGCTTAACCCTTTGGCTAGGTTCATAAGTGTGTACCTTAAACACTAGCCATCAATTGATATGGCTTACAATGAGGGGACTATCAAGTATGCCAAGGATTAATAGCGTATGCTTTAACATGTGTGCTATCAATCCCTTATAGGCAAAAGCCTATACTACCATAATAAGCTATTGACAAGGCGCACATCTACAAACCGAAAAGTGCGGTTAAAAATCTATCCACCCAATACGCTTAGCTGTTTCTTGCATAACATTGTTACGTATTCTAATGACCGCGTATCTACTAATAATTTTGTCATCTTTACGTTGCTTAGTTAACTCATGAGCGATGTCTTCCCATTCATAGATAAGTTCATCTTTACCCCAATATCTATACTCAATGATTGCCTTTTGTTCAGATGTAGCTTTGTTATAGACATCTTCTACGGCTTTAATGGTCGCTTGTAGATTGCGATACTTATCATCTTTATGCAACTTGATAACTTCATTTTCAACCGGACTGCTAGGAAGATTAGGTTTTCCTCCACCAATATTTGTATCCTGAGGTTGATATAAAAGTTCATATCTCCTGTATGCAAGTTGAACTTTCAACTCATCATATTTTCGAAAAAACTGTTCAAGCTTTGGAATATCTTCTTTTCCTAAGTTCATACGAATCCTCCGATATTTCATTGATTAATATGTTTTTCAATAGCATGACGTATATCTTTATCTGCAATCAACCGATTAAATATATAATGATGTCTATCAAGTTCATTACGCATTCTAATATTAGATAACAAGGTATATAATGCTACAAGCGCCATCACAATCGTTAATATTATCCACAAACTTATACACACCTTTCATTAAAGTAGTCCATCTTCTACATCATATTTCGTTTCGTTATCCATGATGTATCTATAAAGTTCGTTTAAGTCATCTTGATTGCTATCTGTAAACTCTTTCGGTGGTCGCTCTACATCATCGTTAGATTGCAAACGTACGATTAAATCTGTGACTACATGTTTAGTTAATTCGTACGTCACTATCATTCCTAATATTGTTAATGTTCTTTTTATTAAACCCATCTATATTCTTCATCTCACTTTCATTCTCTACTTCTACTAATTCAAACTCCTCATTCTCTCTAGTTTTAACCACGTCTTTGAATACTTCTCCAGTGTCATGAGTGATTGTTTTAATTAGATATTGTGTCACTTCCTTAGCACTTCCTTTATACGTTCTACTATGTCTTTATTCTCCTGTGCTTCCGTATGCTCCTCTGTTACTTTCATTTTCAAACTCCTTAACTTCTTTGGGTGTAGGATATACAACTGGTGCTACAACTAACTGAGCTAGTCTTTCACCTTTTTCTACTGTGATGTCTTCATCGCCTATATTGTCTGTGATGATACCTATTTCTTTATGATACGTTTTATCTATAGTTCCTAATGCTACACGTAACTTCGTTTTAAGTGATTTGCCCGATCTAGGTCTTACTTGTCCCTCATACCCATAAGGCAGATTAATTGCTATATCTGTTTTAACTGCCTTAGTTGTATGCGCTGGAATATTAACTGTTTCTGATACATATAAATCTAATCCACTATCTGTTGGGTTTGCTCTTTTCGGTGTAACTGCGTCTTTTGATAACTTTTTGAATTCTAATGTGTTCATTTATTCTTCCTCCTCCAAATCATCCACAAAGTGTACCAAGCTAATATATCGCCACTCTGACGGATTAGCCTCAGCTTTAACCCTAATGTGTTCAACTAACGCTTGATACATATGCTTATACTTTCTAAGTTCCTTTATATCGTTAATTAAGCTATCCCGCTCTTCTTTAAATTGATTACGTTGTTTTTTAACTTTCTTTAACCTTGCATCCATAACACTAACGTGAAATTGCGTTTCGCTATTCATAACTATCTCCCCACCAAATATTTAATCTACTCATTCCACCATCTCTCCATCTTTCCAAAGTAGTGTTAAGGAGTGATCATCGTTCAGGATATAGAACGCTTTAGATAATTCATCTTCCATTAGATTTATCGATTTGTTTTCATGATGATAAAAATTTTCTCTCTCAGCCACACGGGCACATTCAATAAGATGCGGAACAACAGTTTTCTCATTTATCTCTTTTTCAACTTCGACTGAAAATGTCTGTGATTTAGTTATAAAGTAACTTTTTAAATGGAATGCTCCATTGCCATCAAAATATACTTCATCAGCATAACGTTCCCCGCCATAAAAATATTTATTTTT